AGATTTTAATCAAGAAATAAGAGATTTAGTTGCAGCGGATGAAGCTGCGATGGGAAGAGCAGAGGACTTTAAATCTTTTGAAAGCAGAATTAAAGGGATGTCTTCAAAAGACAGAGTTGCAGAACGACTTAAAGATTTAAAAGGTGTAGATCTATTTGACCTTAGCGGTATTGAAGCACAAAAGATTGCAAGCGAAGTTATAGGAAGAAAAGGTCCTTTCAAAACAATAAGTAACAAAGGTGCAAAAGAAGTTTTAGGAGAACTTGATCCTATTATTAAAAGAGCAGACGCAGAACCAGATCTAGGAACAAAATTAAAAGACTTTGACGGTGATCCAGATGCCATGGCACAAGGTGGTATCGCAAGATTAAAAATGTTTATGGGTGGTCGTATAGGTTTTGAAAAAGGTAGTCCACCAAGTAAAGGCAGAAGAAACTTTTTAAAACTTCTAGGTGGTCTAGCTTCAATACCTGTCTTTGGTAAATTATTTAAAGCTGCAAAACCTGCAGCTAAAGTTGCAAAGACTGTAGAACAAACTACTAGTGGAGTGCCAGCTTACTTTCCAAAACTTGTAGAAAAAATTAAAATGCTTGGTAATGATGTTACGGAGATAGCTGCTACCAAAGAAAGACAAAAGGTTACAAAATACAAAGGCTATGAATTAACCGAGGACATAGATACAGGAAAGAAAGAAATCAAACTTGGCGATGCTGAATACGGCTCAGAGGAATATATGATTTATGACCCACCAGAAACAATCATAGGTAAAAATAACAAACCTGTAGAGGTTCCTGCACAGTATGATGAAGTGACCGTTAGACCTGACATGGATGGTAAGATGAAAGATGTAGATAACGGCTTAGATAGTATTGATGAGATTATGAGGGATGCTGACATGATAGAAACAAATTACAAAATGAAACCTGACGGCAGACCAAAGAAATCAGGCGGCGGTGTTGCCTACATGCTAGGAGAATAATGAAGATCGCAGAATATCAACAGATGATGGACTACCTTACAGGTCCTAGAGAAAGGTTTAGCAATGGTGGTAAAGTTTTTAATTCTAAAGAACTAGCTAAAAAATTAGGTTTTGAGCAGAGATCTTTTCTTTCTGCGATTCAACGTTATCCTCGTTTTAAAGAATTTATAAATAATTTTTTTACGGTTACAGAAGATAAATTTGGTAATTACAAAAAAAGATCTTTTGAATTAAAAAAAAATAAAAATTTTTCACAAGTAAAAAAAGGTTTTGAAGAATATCAGTCAGTAAAACCAATTACAAAAAGTACTAAAGAAGATATTAGAAATTTTATTAGAAACTCCAAAAAACCTGTAAAATACACTGATGTTGTAAAAAAATTTCCAAACGTACCAAAAGACACTATAAAGGGATCTCTAAAAGGTCTTAGAAAAGAAAAAGAGTTTAAAGGTAAACTTCCTGTAATGGGAATAGAGGAGAAAGTTAAAATACAACAAGCAACTAAATCTACTAAAAGAGCACCTATACTAAATACAATTAGAGATGTTTTTGTTCTAGATCCTGATGCAGATGTAGAAGACATAGCTAAAGCCATGGTTGGAACTAAGAAGTATAACGCTGCAAAAGGAACTGCGTTACAAGCAAAATATTTAAAAGACGCAAAAAATCAAGTTGCTAACTTTGTTAGTATTTTTTCTAAGGGTGCAAAAACAGTTATTCCTAATTTTAAAAATATAAATCCAAATAAACTTGGAGAAATTTTAGAGAGTATTGAATCAAGAATTGATGATTTTGGTTTTGAATCTGGAATCAGAAGAGAGGTTCAATTTGCTATTGCAGATGCAAAAAGGGGCCTTCCTGAAAAATCTACTTTATCTACAGTTACAAAACTTAGACAACCAGGAAAAGCAGTTGATGAGGTGGTAGGTGTATCAGCAACTTTCGATAAAGCTCCTGGATATATTGAAGCCACTCAAGTAATTGATAATAATATAAATAAGTTGAAAGCAAAGCAGATAGACAATCCTTTTAGTAGAGAGTTTAAAAAAGTATTGGATGGAGATTATTCAGGTTATAAAGAGTACAATAAAAAAGCAAAAGCTTTTGCAAAAAAATATAGTGTTGATACCCCTATAATAAAAATTGGTGAAAATTTACAACCAGAAAAATTTGTATCTAATTTTAAAGATTTTTCACCAGAGGCACGAAAAAATATAAATCAAATAGCAAAAGATAAGGGAGTCGTTATTCAAACAAAATCTAAACCTTTATTTTCTTTTCCAGAGTTAGGTGGCGGCGGCAATACGGCAAAATATTTAGCTGCCCTTGGTTGCCCTGGTAAAGCCAAAGGTGGTCGTATCGGTTTCCAAGAAGGTACAACACCTAACACTAAATGTGTAAGGGTGGGAGCTGACATCGTTAACAAAGGTAAATTTGATAAATTATCACCTGGTCAAAGAGCAAACTTAACACAATTTTTAAACAGAGGATATAAACTAGGTAGAGCCGTAATGAAGTATGGGGTCATACCAGAAGCTATCTTTGCAGCAGGTTCTGCTTTGGTGGGTATGGGACAAGGTCAATCTTTTAGTGAAGCTTTTTTAAGATCCCTAGATTATTTATTACCAGGTAATCAAAGCCGGATGGCAGATAAAATAAAATTTGAAAACGCAGTTGGTCCAGAAAATGCCATGACTATAATGAGAGCTAAAGATTATCAAGAGGCTCAGAAAAAATTAAACGATGCAGTAAGTAACTTAGAGACAAATCAAATGGTTCTAGATGAGAGTGAATATGGTTATACCGCAAACATTAATGCACGAGATCAATTAGAGACAGACAAACAATTTATAAAGGCTGCTGAACAAAATTTAAAAGATAAATTTATATCTGAAGCTAATAGGGATAAAGCAGCGGCGTTAGAGTCTGATGCAATAGATATAGCAAACACAAATAATATATTCAAAAAAATTGGTGTTGCGGCTAGAAATGCAAAAGTAGATGATATTGAACAGATTGCTGCCCCAGGACAACAACAAAAAGGAACTGCCCCTCCAATGCTTACCAATAAAGATTTAGCTGATGTATTTATAACAGATGAATTTTTACAAAAAGAAAGAGATGAGTTAGGCGGTGCTCCCGAGCTTACAAAAGAAAATGTTTTAAATTTTTATAGAGCTATGAAACCAGAAGAACTTCAAGGTCAAGACAATATTTTAAACCAAGCTTATTTTCAAACAGTCTTTGATGATGCTCGTAGAAGTGATGCAAACAAAGAAAGATTTTTGGGAACACAGAGAGATTTTTTTGGAGGAGAAGTAGAAGGTAGAAGAACACCTACAAACAGATTTTCAGATTTTAAATTAGGTATGTACGCAGGCGGAGGCATAGCTAAACTTGCAGGTAAATCATCAGGCCCAGCGCCAGAAAAAGGGCCCACACCACAGGGCTTGGATTTTTTAATAAAACGTGGTAGATAATCATAGGAGTTTAAATGGCAGATATAGATAAAGGACTTCCTAACACTCGTACTCAGATTAAAGTTCCGGGCGAAGAGGTCGAGATAAAGGAAGAAATTAAAGAACAACAACCCGTTGAAGTTACACCCGAAGAAGACGGTGGTGCAACCATTGACTTTGAACCAGGTTCAATTAACATACCTGGCACAGAATCTCATTTTGATAATCTTGCAGATATTTTACCTGCGGATGTATTAGACCCACTAGGATCAGAATTAAAAAATAATTACATAGACTACAAGATGTCTAGAAAAGATTGGGAGAAAGCCTACACAGATGGTCTTGATCTTTTAGGATTTAAATATGAAAACAGAACAGAGCCCTTTCAAGGTGCTTCAGGTGCCACGCACCCTGTACTAGCAGAAGCTGTTACACAGTTTCAAGCTACAGCATACAAAGAACTTTTACCATCAGATGGTCCAGTAAGAACACAAATTTTAGGAGTTAAGACTCCACAAAAAGATCAACAAGCGCACAGAGTAAAAGATTTCATGAACTATCAGATCATGGATCAAATGAAAGAATACGAGCCAGAGTTTGACTCAATGTTATTTCATTTACCACTTGCAGGATCTACATTTAAAAAAGTTTACTACGATGATTTATTAGGCAGAGCTGTATCTAAATTTGTACCTGCGGATGATTTAATCGTACCTTACACAGCAAACAGTTTAGCTGAAGCAGAAGCTATTATTCACGTTTTAAAACTATCTGAAAACGATTTAAGAAAACAACAAGTTGCTGGGTTTTATTCTGACGTAGAACTTAACCCACCAGGCACGATTGTTAATGATGACGTTTCAAAAAAAGAAAAAGAATTAGAAGGCACTAAAAAATCTGGAAAACAAATTCCTATGTATACTCTTCTTGAGTGTCACATTGATCTAGATTTAGAAGGCTTCGAAGACATTGGTCCAGACGGCGAGCCGACTGGTATCAAGCTACCCTACATCGTAACTGTTGAAGAGGGTAGTGGAACGGTTCTTTCGATAAGAAGGAACTAT